CTCTCTTATTTGACTAAAATTTAGTTTCTTATTTGAGATGTAGATTTGTTTTATTTTAAACAAAAATTTTTATACCCTTTGATTCGGGTTAAAGAATCAACGTTTGATAACCGTAAGTTATAAGTAGGTTTGAGTCCTACTTTATTAGTTTTAATATAATTTGTTATATTTAAGTTCTATGTATCTAGTTATATTTTAAATGATCGCTGAATCTTTTGAGGTTATGTATTTGTTACTATTATAACATCCAATGGAACATTTATGTGATGATTACCGTGCTCGAAAGTTCACACAGTGATACGATGAAGATCAAGTTTATTGGTTGTGATTAGAATTTTCAATACTATCTGTACTGTTAATGTATATTTATTGTCAAGTCTATCACGGCGAGGTGAAATAACGTAACGTTTATTGGCGCTTTTAGTTTTGTGATTTTCCTTAAGATAATGTATTTTATACATGTATCGCCCCGGGATTATATGATCAATACGAAGTTTTCCAATAATCGACTAGAGTAACACGTCTTCTGGTTAAATTTAGAATATATACTTCCCAGATTTAGGATTTTTATATAATAGTTATATGACAATTAATAAATTATGTTGTGACGTTATGTGATGTTTTTATGTAAAATTTAAAAGAATTTCATGATGAGTACAGTAAACAGTAAATTACGGTATGTGAATTCCCAAGATTTAACCTTATTTGAAAAGAAAATGATTTTTAGACAGTCACTATTAGGATTACCTAAATATAATATATATAATGGAAAACAAAAATTGATTCGACGAAATGGTGAATTATTTTATGGTAAGGAAAAAGTTACATCTAGTAGCATGTTTGGAATATTACAATCTACAGGTACTTCTGTCGATGGTTCTATTCCGGTTGCTTCTATTGCTTCTTTGTCATCAGGTTATGTACAACAGATAAAAGATATGCTCGGTTCACAATTAATGAATGTTTGTAGTAAGGAATTACGTTTGTTAACTATATCACAATGGACACGTTTTGCTATGGCAGTGGTTTCACTCTTTTTAAAATTATTACGTATGATTATGCATGGTTTTTCTGCTTTATTAATGATAGAAATATTATTAGATATAGGTAATTTACTTTTAACTTCTATGGAAATATTTGGTGTTTCATATATGGCAAATAAATTTCAAGATATGATTGAAATGATTGGAGAACAGGTTGAAGGATCCATTAATAATATAAATTCACCGCCCCCATCAAGTCCAGCTAGTGTGTGTAGTGAGGATTCTACGTCAGTATCAGGAATCCCAGATTATATTTTCCAGTCTTATACGCAAAATGGAGCTATATTTCCAGATTCAAATTCTGTTGGTAAATTGCAAATTAGTTTGCCTTCTATTGAGACTTCTATAAAATTAATTATTGGTGTAGTTTCAGTTATATTTACAGGATTTTCATTTTCAGGTCATTCAGGATTTAAAAAATTTCAGTATAATTATGTTAATAATGCTAAATTTATATCTGCGATGAAAGATCAGACTAAGGATGCTAAAGCTCTCGTTGAAGATGTGTCTCGTGAAGTGTTTAATTATGATATTTCTGATACAGCCGCTTTGGTTGCTTCATTACGCGAAGAAATGTTGGCTTTGGAATCTTATTCTGAGAAGAATCAATATGAGTTTATGAAAGATCATTCATTATATTTTGGTTTGCGTGATAGGATTATTGTAGCAGAGAATGTATTAGCGGGAGTTACACGTTTAGGATCTAAAATGGCTAATGGAGTTTCGTCATGTACAACGTTATTAACACAATCAATTGTTATAGCTAAGAAGAAAAGAACGGAAGTTGCAACTGCATTAAATGCACAGAATCCACGCATTGAAACTTCATTATTTCATATTATTGGAAGGCGAGGCGCTGGTAAATCATGGTTTTGTCAACAGTACTTAATGCCAGAAGTAGCTAAAACTTTAGGATGGAATCCAGACGTTTATAATATAAATTTTGCAGGTCAAGAATATTGGCCTCCATATTCAGGACAACAGTTTGGTTTTTATGATGAATTTTTAGCTATGAAGTGTGATGATCCACTTATTCCATCTCTCAATGGCATCGCTTCTGTATCGCACTTTAATATGCCAGGTGCAGATTTACTTTATAAAGTACAGCCATGCTTAATGAAAGCAATGTTTTTAATATCTAATCAACCATACGTTTCATTATTAACTAAGACAACACCTGAAGCTGAAAATGCTTTTTATACAAGATTACGTAGAATTGTTATAATTAATAAAAAACAACCTATGACAAATGATCATTCTAGAGATTCAATTGAACATACTTCTACATATGACGAATTTGAAATACGTTTATATCATAAACCTGCTAATGGTGCTACAACTATTGATTGGTCTTCCACAAAACCTGGAAGTGAATGTAATTCAAATGGTGATGATTATCAACTTTTGACGAAGGAGGAGTTAGTGCAGCATGTTTCGGGCGTGATAATTGAAAAAATGAAATCATTTCATGCTTCATTTCCAGAGCAATCATCATTAAATCCAGATAGTGTTAAAGTTCTTAATATAATAAAGGAAAAAACTCAGGAGGTATGTGAGGCTAATCCATTAATTATAAGGGATGTTAAAGAAGTTGTTTTAACTAATCCAAACACTCTTATTCAATTTACTGAGTCAGTACAAACTGACTCACAACAATCTCATTCTACAATACCTGAAAATTCAATAAGAAATAATTCATTTTTATTAAAATCACCGTTATCTACAAGTGAAATATATAGTTCTTTTAATACCCATGGGTTTGGATGTCTTAATGTTAAGCAGGTTATTTCAATTGATGATGCTAAAGAAGTTGAAATGATTTCTGCCAAAGTTGTTAAAGCATTTGAACATTTTAATGTGAAAATTAGTAAAAGTATAGATAGTCCTTTAGGATCATATTCGTTAGTTAGTAATGCTGGAAAATTTCATTATTCAAAGTCATATATATACTGGTATGATAATGGGGGTGTTATTTCATTTATTATACCACGGAATTTTTTTATATCCGATAAATTTATTAAATTGTTAACTACAATGTTTAATCAAGATATTATAGGTAATGTGAATGGGAATTTTTTTGTTGAAGAACAGTTTAAGGAAAAATTTTTGTCATATGTACATAACTACGATTTTATAGTTTATAATACCACTCTAAATGAATATCAATTTGGTGAAATTGGAGTTGTCCAAATGTGGTGTGATCAATATGATGAACCTAGTTATATAGATCTTCCGTCTGAATCCGAAAGTGAAGAAGAAATTATACGATCAAGTGAAGATGAAGGATTAGATTTGACGACACGGGAGTGGAATTGTACTTGTGGAACATCAATGAAGCAAATACATTGGATGCTAGTTTCTAAAATTAGAAATGATGTTACAATCTTATACGATGAGAGAACTTATGAACAATATATGAAAGATTTTGACCAGTATGTTATTAATCCATCAATGCTTGGAATACCAAGCAGATGTGTGTGTCATTATTTATTATTAAACTTATATGGCAGAAAATTACACAGAGTATGTACACCATATATTAAACGAGCAGTTAATAGGATACTATATAATGAGCGAAGATTTACTGATGAGGAGATTAAAATAGGTTTTGCCCCACTTATAGATAAAATTACAACACGTATAAATGGTAAATGGCTAATATTAAACGATAGAGTTCCGTTATTGCAATCAAAACTTGAAAATTCTAATTATATTTGGACTGTAATAGATGGTGATATAAAGCGTGAATTGGATATCTTTTCTAAAGATGGTAATATATCTTCTATTCTTACGATTCTTGAAAGTGGTTATTTGAATGGAATTATTGTTAAGGAGAATTATAGGGATCCTCATTTCTTACGCCAATTAATGATGCGCATAGATTGTAAACATTGGAAAAGTATTGTACGTAAATTAACTGTTAATGATGTTAAGCATTTTAATGAAATTGGTAGATTGGAATCTGAAGCAGATGGTGATAATTATGTGGTTCATGTAATGGGACCTCCTGGTTCTGGTAAATCAACAATGTGTAGAAATTTGGCACGCGATCTATCGCGTATATATAAGAAACCTATTATAGATATAACAACTAAGAAATTATCAAATATTTCTGTACCATTATCACCATGCATTTTTGTTTTGCATGATAAATTAACAGATGAAAGACAGTATTCCCAGTTTTATGATTCTGTTCCTAAACCATCAATTTTCTTATTAAGTTCAAACTTATCATTTGAGATGGTTCGTAAGCTTGAGATTGTCGAGGGAAATATGTGGTCAAAATTTACATATGGATTGGATAGCATATTAAGCCCTTCAGTGCAATTGAAAGGATACGCACAAGTTAATCAGGAACCAGGCTTTGGGCGTAGAATTGGGATCCCAAAAAAAAATTTATCATCAAGGTCAATTTTCGTTTACACCAGTACAAAATTGTTTATGGCTTAGCATGGATAGAGGACGTATCATACATAATAATTTAACTAATGAAATAATGCAATATACTGAAGTTAAAACACATGTTAGAACACATTATGAATTTATGAAAATTGCATATGGTAAGATAGTCGTTCGTGAATCAGAAAATAACCATCGTGGAACCATGGCAGATGTAATTGTAAAAGCTTCAACTAATGAATCATTGATTAAAACAGTTAATTCAGGAGTCGAATGTATTAAAGCTTATTGGAGAACATCCCAAAATTTACTTAATCCAGGAGACACTCAGATTAGTATTACGCAGAGAGTATTAGATTCAGGATTTGTTTTTACGCCTGAAATGTTTCGCTTACCAGATACATGTACACGTGAGGATTTAGAATTATTAGCTACACGTACTTATTCAGTGTTACGTGGTGCTGATCCAACTCTTACAGCTAGGATTGAGACAGATACGTTTTGCGCCTATTGTTCAGCAGGTGTTGTAGAATATTCTACAACATTAGTGAGTACTAATTTTGTTGATTATTCATATGAAATAATAGATACCGTAAATGATCCTGTGTTTCGCCTTACAATCATAAATTATGATGAGCAACTTGTGCCCCAGGTTGAAGAAAGGGCTATACCATTATCAAATGTTATTAGTGGTCTTGTTAATGGCTTTGATGAAGTTAATGATTTTAAGGATCAGCAGATAGTTGATTATTTATTGGATAAAGAACAGGAAATATTATCGTATCGAAGTTCTCGAGTTATAGCGAATAAATGTAAATTTCAACGTGTTGAAGCGAAACTTATGGCCAATGCAGAAAGTTCTTTTCTACTTGCATGGAGCACATATGTTACATCACCAGCATTTAAAGTACTTGTTTCACTTGTATTAATATTACTTACTATTTCGGGTTTATGTGGGATGATTAAGCTTATCAAATATTGTTTTAATAGTAAAGAGCCAGAAAAGATTATTCCACCATGTAACCATACTGTAAAATATGTAAAAGGCTCATATGTAGAACATAATATTAAAGAGGGGTTACCATCATCAATGCTTGTGGATGGAATAGATAATTTTCAAGATCAAAATGTGGATGTATTGGTACAATTGACTTATACGATTGAAGGAAACCTTATTAGTGTTGACGCATCCTATTGCGCAGAGGTAAATCATTCTGGTTTATATGATCGTTTGCGTAGGATGTTACTTGCTCGTATAGATGAATTGTATCCATCATATATTCTTAATAATATTAGTTTCGTTTATTTAGAATCAGAATATATTCATAACCAACGCCATAAAGATAATAGACGCGGTAAAGCAGCAGCTAAAGTCGTATCCAAACGTATGTATAATAAAGATAATAGTTCTATTTCCAACATAACAGATGAACAAGAACGACAACTCCTTTTGGACAATTTAAATCAAGTTCCAGGCAGGTTTAACTGGGGTAATCCTCAAACAAATATAATAGTTGATAAGATTGCAAAGAATATGGTTATAATACGTAATGAACAAACCACAGGACAATTATATGGATTAGCATTGAAGGAAAATTTTATAATTGCACCATGTCATATTGTATCCAGTAATGGAATATATAAAATGAAAGATTTAATGAATAAAGAATTTATGGCACAATGTATATATAAAGATCCAGGTAATGATGTTGCAATATTTTCGTTTAATCGTAAGCACCATGCTCAATTTCCTTCAATTATGTCTTATTTTCATAAACAAAAAGATACAAAAAACATTAACGATGCTAGATGGATGAGAATTCAGCGTAATACACTAAGACCTTTATGGGAGAACATTAATGGTGGTAATATACATTTTTCAGAACATCCAGGATTTTGTAACGTGCGTACTATTCCATATGTATTGGCACAAGATGGGCAGACAGTAACTTTAAATAAATCTTATTTTTATGAAAGTTTAAGTGGTGTGGGATTTCCTTCTGTACAGGGTGATTGTGGTACACCATATATGTCAGCATCTAATAGTTTTGGTAGTAATATCATTCTTGGCTTTCACGTAGGCAGTTCTATATCAAATACTACATCTTCATGTATTACACAGGAATACTTAGCAGATATTTTTTCTGAAATAGAGAAAAATGTTCATACAGCAAAATTACAATCTAATTCTAATGAAGTAAATATTGTCGAAAATAAACCTAATAACACTGATTTTTATGAGGTAATCGTTCCAGGTTATGCTGATGAGTGTAGTGTTCCTATATATGCTGATGATTTTTATGCCAGTGTTCTTGATGATTTAGAAGAACCACACGAAGATGATTCATTATGGAGACCAGTTGAAGGTTCCAATTTACAACATATTGGACGTACTTATAAGTTTAAACCAGCATTTATTGGAAAACATGAACATATTCCCACTCCGTATACTAAATTAATTACATTGCCAAATGAGAAACAGTTAAGTATTGTAAATTCATATCAATTGCCAAAGTTAGAAAGGGATAAATTGTGTAAAATTAATGGGAAACATTCACCAATTGCAACACAAATTTCTTATTATAATGACCCATATAAATGGGATTCACTATGTGACGATTTATTAGAACAGTCAAAGAAAATTTTATTAACACGTTATGCAGTTTTATATAAAGCCAATCATCGCATACTTACTACTCGAGAAGTTATTAATGGTCTTTTTGTTAATCCGCGATGTGAATTTTTTGAGTGTTTAGAAGCTATGGATTTAGATACATCAGCTGGAGATTTCCCAATTAGAAAATATAACATCATGCAAAAGAAAAGTTTATTTGTCGAAGATGATAGTTTGGGTACAATGAGGAAAATGTATAAATTTGCTACAACACCTTCTGCACAGGATGTCCAATTACGTTACAATACTTATGAAGAACAAGCTTTGAAAGGAAATAGGTTATTATGTGTTGCGCGTGATAATCTTAAACGTGAAATAGTTAAAGGTAATAAATCACGTGTTTTTCAGTCTATGTCAATTGAAGAAGTTATGGTTTTTCGCAAATATACAGGAACTTTGCAAGCCATAATGATGAAAAATCATGATAGAGGGCATTGTCAAATTGGTATAGATCCGGTTATTGAATTTCATCAACTTGTTAATAGATTTAAGTTAATATCAGCTTATGGTGAAGCAGGAGATTTTTCTAGATGGGACAAACATATTGTACCAGCAGTTATTAAAAAAGCTATGGATATTTTGTATTACGTATTTATAGCAAACTATCGTGGTGAAAATAAAAAGACTATTCGTAATGTTTTCGACGTTCTTACATCTACATTAATATACACCGTATGTGAATGCGAAGGGAATTTTTATATGAAATTTCGGGGTGTTCCATCAGGTGTTGCAATAACATCATCAATAAATTGTGTAGTTAATGATCTTTATATGCTTATGTCAATACATTGGTTGGCAAATAAGCATAATCAAAATTGCTGGGATAATGGTAATTGGTTGTCTTTTTTTAATACCGGTGATCCATTGGAAAAATCTGTTGTACCATGTGATCATATTTGTGTTGATTATGATTTTGTATATAAAACTTTTGATTGGGCCTGTTATGGTGATGATAAAATTACAGTGATTAAATATTTATATCAGCGTATTTTCAATTTTGTAACATTTAAAAAATTTTATAATCAGGTACTGGGTATTTCATATGATACCCCAGAGAAAGATGGTAATGAATATCGTATATTACCATTATCAAAATTGCAATTTTTATCTCGTACATTGCATGAAGAGAATAATATTACATATCCTGCATTGAAGAAAAGTACTATAAATTCATTTTTCCATTGGACACGTGAGATGCGTCAAGACATTATCGAACAACTTATGCGTAATGCTTTAGATGAGGCATGTTTACATGATGAAGAATATTATAATGAAGTAGTCAGTAATTATATGCTGGTTGAGGCATTTTGCAAACGTAAATTAAAGTGGAAAGCATTTGATATACCTTTATTGCCATATAGTGTAATGCGCGAAAAGTTTAGAACATATATAGTAAATTTTGACAGACATGCACCGACATTTTTTTTTGGGGAAGGTTCTGCATTTATCCTGAATACAGAAAGGCAATTTGTTATAAACGAATTAGATTGAGGAGTGTGTTACCCAGCGAACTGACTCAATACAAAATGTCGTTAACTATTTCAGAAGCAATTGATCGTACTAATCAATATTTTACTGATCCACAATATGTGGATTATAAATCTTTACATTTAAAAACTATTATTAAATTATATAATCAACCTGCTGTAAAGAAACTTCGTGACGTAAATTTAATGTCACTTTACTTTGAATGTCAATCATATGATGTATTTATTGATTTCCAATCGGACATGTCAAAGATTTTATTGGAAATCAATAAGAATTGTCCATTTAAATATACTTGGAGGGATGCATCAACTGTATATCGCATTTTAGGTAAAGGAAAACCACAACCTATTCTTTCTGTCGATTTAGCACCATCTTTTATAATAGTAAATAATACATCTGGTTATAATTCTACAATTTCTGTTGTAGATAAAACTCGAAAAATGTTATCAAATGTACAAATTCAATCCTCTGTAGGTAGCTTAAATAAATGCGATAAGTCTACCTTTAAAATATTACAACGCTGTTCATTATCTAATGGACAGATTCAAAATGGAGATTTGCATGCAGACCGTCCTAGTTCAATGGATGGTGCAGTAGCTGGTAAAGATATAGCGCCACCTGATTTAGAAGTTATACCAGTTGAACCTAATCATGTGCCTCAGCAAGTTAAATCATATTCAGTATGGCCTAATGATTTATTTACTGCTTCGTGTGCAATGTTACAATGTCCATCAATGCCTATATTAATTCCAGTTAATTCTACTGCTAATACTATTATAGATATTGTATCTCTTGGAGAACTTTCAAAAATGACTAGACCAATGCGAATTTGGGCTGGAGCACATACTTATTCTACAGCAACTCAGGTTGTACAATATGGATTTAAAACTGCGATGACAATAATTAATGATCTTGTTATAGGGTTGGCAGCAGAGCGCAAATCATCTTACGAAGTTGATGAATTACAGATTATCAACTGGAGAGATTTGAATCCTGTTGAAAACACTATATCAATTGATTTAAAACTTGCTGCAGTGTCAGCTGATATGAATATCCCCAATCGTTATCAATTTGTGGAGACTGTATCAGATGGCACTTTGATTCCAACAATTGTACTTATGACACGTATTCCAGTTCAAAACACTTATGCTAATGACAATGTTTCAATTAATATAATACGATCTTCAAAATTTAAAAATGAGACTTCTACTAGATCAGCATTTATCTTTACAGCAGATAATCTAGCAGCCGGAAATTTAGCTTCTTCAGGATTGACCAGTGATGCTCAGGCATTTACATCAAAACCTACTGCTGTATCTAACTTATTGCGTTTAGATCCTTCAAGACCATTTAATATTACCTTAGATGGAGCGTTTGGGGACTCTGGTATGTCAGATCCTGCTTTGAATAATACATTGAATTTTCCGACCCAGCTAAATTTAAGATATTATAGTTCATTCCAATTACCAGAATATGCCACAGCTAATACGCGTAGTGATGGTTATTATCGAGTTTCCGTTTCAACTAAATTTGGGAGTGAGCAGACGATTCCATGTATACGCTTATTGGCACCTGCTGTTACTGGTCGTACATTTACAACAACACTTGGTACTAATATTCAAATCGCTTCACCGACTGTATTTTTAGCTTCAGGTTATGGTTCTACAACTCATACAACAACTGCACAAGTACATCGTTCTGGTATTGGCGCTATGGGTGCAGTCCTTCCATCTGGTGTAGTACATTTACAGGAATTATCAGGATTGGATTTACCAGAATCCAGTTTTGATTTTGTGAATGCTTCATTATCTTACACCAATGGGGCTATATCTACTTATACAACAAGTTATGCCGTCAATATTGATTTAACACCGGATCTTACTGGGATATCAACTATGGAACAACAAAACAATATTCTTGATCGTCTTGTTAGTGATTATGTTTCTGGGGGATGGAATGTTACTTTTAAAGAAATATTAACACCAGTTGGTACTGGAGGTAGGGAGATAGATCAGTTGTTTGCTAATACATTTTCTACAAGTACTACAACTATCCCATATGCTACACGTCAAAGTTTGGGAGATAATAATGGAACGGTTTCAGCGTATAATACTACTGGTTCAGTAGCATCAACTTATTCGGTGACTACTGGTGTGGTTCAACTTCCAGAAGCTATTAATTTACCATTACAAACATCACATTTAATTACTCTTGCTCATCCAACTAGGGGTTCACGTAATATTCTGGTGTGGTCAAGATATATTCCAACAGGCACATCAACAGGTAATCTTCTTAATGTTAATGTTCCAATGGCCACTACAGGTTATATGCATGATTATTCGTATAGTAATTTTGCATCTCCATCAAGTTCAGCATATTCTCGGGGCACCGGTATTTATAATTCTCATTTTCATCAGAGATTTCCACTTGATAATGAATTTAATTTGCAAATTATAAAACCGTTAGATTTCACATCATTACCAACACGGGCTATTACAATTAATAATCAAAATTCATTTACTTTAGATTCTGAAACCAGTAGACTTAATTTTCCACTTACATTACCAACTACATTAACAACAACAATTGCGTCGTCATTAGCTAGCAGTGAAGTTACAGATTCTGTATTTTTGTATGCATGGAGAAATTTTATTAGAGCAAGTAATCTTGAAGTTGCAGGAAGTTTTGTTTACTTTACTTTGTGGAATAGATTATCAACACAACCTTTAGCATACTGTGCATATTCAATTGATTACCAAACATTTTTCGTGCGTAATAATCCATCGGTAGATGCAGATTTGTATAAGGTGTATCCTAAATCAACTACGGAAGATGTATTGATTGGAAATGTACAGCTTTATAATAGTTCAGTAGGGCTAGCATTTTCAACCATTACTTCGAGATGGACATCACGTGTTGTAGCAGATACAAATACATTGCAAGCGTTTGATGGTTTTAAATTATCACAACCAAAACAGAAAACAGCAAGAATTGTAGGGTCTAGAGTTCAGTTAAATAATGTTCAAATTCAAATGGAGGCTGGAGCAGCTATTGCTTCAGGAGCAGGTGGAATGTTTACCGGATTAGCACAGATTTTTGCACAGATTCTTGGATCAAATCAAATGGACAATCGTTTAAAAATGTACCTTCAGAATCAACTTGACATGCTTTCTAAACAACATGAAAATAATAAAGATATGGCTGAGTTTAATGCAACGTTGAATGGTTTAAAATCAGGTATCAATCAGCGTACATTAACTACAGCAGGGTCTTCAACCCCAATGAGTTTTGTTCCCCAAACTTCACAACAAGCAGCTGAAAGTTCAATTACAGCAGATCCAACATATCAACAACGGTTGGACAATTATAATTCTGTTCCTCCACCTCAGAATAATGAAAATCCAATTGATCAACAAACAACTGTAGCTCAAGTTCATGCTCCAGCTACAGCTAATATTCCTGAGCAGGCGTCTTCGGTAACTTCGCCTCCTCAGATGACAAATACAACGCCTAATGATCGGAATAGTGCTTTAAATTCTACGAATTTTAGCAAGACATTTGCTAATTTTGGTACATATAATGGTAGAATTAAAGATTCACTCCGTGGGGGTTTTGGTGAAAAAGTTCCATGGCCTGATCGGGGTAACTTTGGAAGTATTAGTCCGCCTCTGAATAATGGAAATATTGCTGAAGCAATAAATCCATATGTGCCTATAATACGTCCAAGTCAATCTCGTACAGTTGTATAGAACTATGTAACCATATCCATGTGACGATCACAAAGCGTTATTGAATTTACTTTCTTTCTAATTAATCAATATTAATCAATAATTTTAAGTGCATTCAAAGAC